TGCCTAATAGCGGCGCTATTTATGGACCTGAATGCCGTAATCTTTGGACAGTAGAGAAAGGATGTAAGTTAGTCGGTATCGATGCAAGCGGTTTAGAATTGCGGATGCTGGCGCACTACATGAATGATAATGCGTATACAAATGAAGTTATATCCGGCGACATTCACACAGCCAATCAAAAAGCGGCAGGGCTTGAGACACGGAATCAAGCTAAGACTTTTATCTACGCTTTCCTCTATGGCGCAGGAGCTGCCAAGATCGGGAAGATTGTTGGAGGCTCATCGAAAGAAGGACAAAAGCTCATTAATAATTTTCTACGCAACACGCCGAAACTTGAAAGGCTCAGAGAGCGTGTATCTGAAGCGTTTACTAAGAGGGGAGTATTACTCGGTCTTGACGGACGCAAGCTACTCGTTCGCTCGGAGCATTCGGCGCTCAACACGCTACTGCAGGGCGCTGGTGCGATAGCCATGAAGAAAGCATTGGTATTATTACATAAAGACTTGACAAATCGTAAAATACCATTTAAATTCGTAGCTAATGTTCACGATGAATGGCAAGTAGAAGTTCCTGAGCAATATGCAGACGAAGTAGGTCAATCTGGTGTTCGTGCAATACAGAATGCTGGATTGGAGTTTAAGATGAATTGCCCTTTAACAGGCGAATATAAGATAGGTGATACATGGAAAGAGACGCACTAAAAGAGAAAGAAGTTGAAGGCGAAATCATCATTACCCTGTACGCTGATCGCACCTTTTCTATCGGAACCTCTGTTGATTTAGAAACAACGCTAGACTGCTTGATTGCAGCCGCAGATGGCATTGTCGAAGAAACAATGGATGGGATCGATGAAATGAAGTCCTTCTCCGGAAGGCATCACTAAGCTGTATTTTATTAACGCAGTATAACAAGGAGTTATTATGGCAAATTTAGAAAAGCCAGTGAAGTTTGAAGCAGAAGTCCAGTGGGCTTTCTTTAACAAAAAGAATGAGATGTCAGGTAAGTACCAAGTAGACTTAACCAATCTCAGCGAGAATGCTGTAAAGGCGTTGACTGATGCTGGTTTAGAGCCACGCAATCGTGAAGACAAGCCTGAGAAAGGTTGGTTTATTACCGCCAAGAGCAACTATGAAATCAAGCCTGTTGACAAAGCTGGCAATGAGATCACAGACTCTGTCGGTAACGGATCGAAAGCAGTTGCATTAATTAAGCCGTACGAGTGGAGCTGGAAGAACAAGAAGGGCGTTTCTCCATCTTTAGTCAAAATCATCATCACCGACTTGCAAGTGTACAGCGCTGACCAAGACGTTGAAGAAGAGGATGACATTCCACTATGAAAGCCTTAGTCGATGCTGATATTCTTGTATACCGATTTGGTTTTGCATCGGAAGGAGACCCTGCAGAGTTTGCGTTAGCCCGTCTATCCGAATTCTTGGATAATCTCTATACAGAATTGAACATCGACGAAGTGTGGGGTTATTTAACCGGTGGCGGTAATTTCAGAAATGAGATTGCTGTCACTGCGCCCTACAAAGGCAATCGTGTTGCACCGAAGCCGTATCATTTTCAATTGCTTCGTGAATACATGGAAAGAGCGTGGGGATTTGAAGTAATAGAAGGAATGGAAGCAGATGATGCGATTGGTATTGAAGCCTATCGCCATGAGCCAGAAGAGACAATCATTGTCAGCATTGACAAAGACCTTAACATGATTCGTGGTAATCATTATAACTTCGTCAAGGAAGAAAAGTACTTCGTGACTGAAGAAGAAGCAATCCGTAACTTCTATCTTCAAATTCTTACAGGTGATAAAGTTGACAACATTATTGGACTAGCCGGTATCGGTCCGGTGAAGTCCAAGAAGTTGTTAGCAGATTGCAATACCCAATTAGAGATGTACGAAGCTGTATTGAAAGCGTACGATGGCGACGAAGCCAGAGTGCTTGAAAATGCTCGTTTATTATGGATTCTTAGAGAGGAGAAGCAAGTATGGCAGCCGCCAGTAAAATGAAGTTACAAGATTGTCCGGTGATTAAGATCACTTGGATTGATGCTCAAGCCGACGCTGGCTGGGACGAACCAAAGGTTGATATTGCACAATGCGTTACTGTAGGATTCCTTGTCGGTGAAACCGATGATGCAATCTGTGTAGCAGGAACTGTATCAGATCACGAGTGCAACAATCGAATCAGTATTCCTAAGTCTTGGATATTGACGCAACAGTTAGAGGAAACAAAGAATGAAACCGCAGTCAGCAAAAGCAAAGGGAAGAAACCTGCAAAAGTGGGTAGTAGAGCAGTTGCAAAAAAGGTTCCCGCAACTACGCCAAGGAGACCTCGTAAGCACGTCAATGGGAGCCGGCGGAGAGGATGTCAAGCTAAGTCCAGCGGCAAGAGACGCAATACCGTATCAGTTTGAATGTAAAAGCCTAGCAAAGGTAGCAGTGTATAATTATTATGAACAAGCAAAGACACACGGCAATCATGAACCGATTGCTGTTGTCAAGCAAAATGGTAAGAAGCCTTTAGTTGTTGTTGATGCAGAAGTATTCTTTGATTTAATAGCGAGGAAATGATGAAAGTATTAGAGATGAAAGAGCGTGAAGACGGAGGCGCTGAACTTCAGATAGATATGACAGAGGACGAGCGTTGCTTTATGATTGAGTTTGGTTTTAATCAGTTATTGCGTAATTCAATTGATAAATTTGAAAAGCAGTTTAAACCTAAGAAAGGAACTAAAAATGTTACACGTTAAGATTGAGATTATGGACAATGAGGATTGCATCGTCCGTACTCGTAACTTTGACGAATCTCCTCAGTGGATGGAGATTATGTTGATGTGTGCTGATGTCATCTCGGCACAGTACGGATATAATGTTGTTGATCGTGTGAAGTTCATTGGCGACAATACATCCTTCTACGATCGTGCCGACGAACACATGATTCCTAAAGCGGCTTGGGCGGAGTTCTTAAATCAAGACTTTGTACAGCCTGAGTTTGATTTCAATAAGCAGGATGAAGAACAGGAATGGTCATGAAAATCCTATTGCTTGATATTGAGTCTAGTCCTAACACAGCCCATGTTTGGGGTCTGTGGCAGCAAAACGTCAGCATCAATCAATTAATGGAATCTTCTTATGTCTTATGCTATGCAGCGAAGTGGCTTGGTGATGAAGAAGTTACATTCGATTCTGTTCATCAATCTAAACCCAAGACAATGCTGAAAGGAATTCATGGGCTTCTCAACGATGCAGATGCTGTGGTTCACTACAATGGTACTAAGTTTGATATTCCTACTCTTAACAAGGAATTCTTACTACATAGTTTTAATCCACCATCGCCTTATAAACAAATTGACCTATTGCGTGTTGTTCGTAGCAACTTTAGGTTTCCTAGTAACAAGCTGGACTATGTAGCACAGAGACTCAATCTCGGTAAGAAGCACGAACACGAGGGTCATGAGCTTTGGGTTAAATGTATGAATGGAGATAAAGATGCGTGGAAGCGGATGGAGCAATATAATATACAAGATGTCGTTTTACTTGAGTCGTTGTATAACGCTTTGCGTCCTTGGATTAAGTCTCATCCTAATCATAATCTCTTTGCTGACGATCATGTTTGCCCTAATTGTGCTTCGACTCGCTTGCAGAAACGAGGCACTGCGATCTCTAGTACCGGAACCTATCAACGCTATCAGTGCGCTTCTTGTGGAACTTGGTCGCAGTCTACAAAATCAGTCAAATCGTCAGTGGAGATAAAGCAATGCAATTAAAAGACTATATAGACCGCATAAACGAGTCCGTAAGCCCCGATCGTAAGCAGGTTGGGGGAGACCATTACCAAGTCGCTGAGATCCAGCCTTGGGACATTTTCATGGCTTACAAGCTAGATCCTTGGACAGCCAATGTAATTAAGTACTCACTTCGGTTCCCATATAAGAATGGTGTGCAAGACCTTCAAAAGGCAAAGCATTACATAGAATTTCTTATTGCGAACTACGAAACTATTGACAAAAACTACTATTCATGATACACTTAAAGGTTCCCCCATGGCGTTAACACTGATTGAGATCAAAGATCGATTAAAGCAGATCGACGAGGTTGATTTACTCGAATTGCTTGAAATATCCTCTGAAGACCTCGTGGAAAGATTTACAGATTTAATTGAAGACAATTTTGATAAACTAGAAAGAGAAGTCGAATGACCTATAACACACCCTTTAGCACAGTCGGATATATTACATACAAACGCACATACGCAAGGAGATTAAATGAAGCAGATCCTAAATCAAAGACAGAAGAGTTTACCGACACCGTTGAACGGGTTATTAAAGCTGCTAACGATCAGTTAAACTGTGGCTTTGACGCTGACGAGCAAGAGCGTTTACGGAAGTACTTGTTGGAATTGAAAGGCACTGTTGCTGGACGATTCTTATGGCAAATGGGGACAGAGACAGTTGGTCGTCTAGGATTAGCAAGTCTACAGAACTGTGCATTTACTGTCATCGATCAACCTGTTCGTCCTTTCACATGGGCAATGGACTTGCTGATGCTTGGCTCAGGTGTTGGCTATAACATTCAGAGGCAATATGTTGATAAACTTCCTCCGGTCAACGCTAACTTTAGCGCTCCTACTCGTGTTACTACCGCTGATGCTGATTTTATTGTGCCTGACTCCCGTGAGGGCTGGGTCAAACTTCTCGGCAAGACGCTCAAAGCGGCGTTTCTAGCTGATACCAATCCTACCTTTACCTATAGCACCATTTTGGTGCGTGGGCGTGGCGCACCGATTAAGGGCTTTGGCGGCACTGCTTCAGGTCCAGAGGACTTGTGTGATGGTATTGTTAAGATCAGCAACATCCTTGAGAAGCGTAAAGGTAAGAAGTTGCGTCCGATTGACTGCCTTGACATCATGAATATTATCGGTGCTATTGTCGTTGCTGGTAATGTACGCCGTTCTGCACAGATTGCTATAGGAGACCCTGACGATGTTGAGTATCTACTTGCTAAGCGCTGGGACATGGGGAATATTCCTTCTTGGAGAGCTATGTCTAATAATTCTGTTGTTTGCAGCGATACTAAAGACCTTCACGAGTACTTCTGGGATGGCTATGAGGGCAAAGGAGAACCTTATGGACTTATTAACCTTAAACTCTCCCGTAAGATTGGTCGTTTAGGCGAGACAGATTATCCTGATCCAGATGTCATGGGATATAATCCATGCGCTGAACAGTCTTTGGCTGCTTATGAAACTTGTTGCTTAGCAGAAGTATATCTGCCTAACATTGAGAGCAAAGATGAGTTGCTTGATGTCTGTAAGATTCTCTATCGCATCAACAAGCATAGCTTAGCACTGCCCTGCCATCTGAAAGAGACAGAAGACATCGTGCATAAGAACATGAGAATGGGTATTGGTGTTACAGGTGTGTTGCAAGCCACAGAAGAGCAGCGTAGCTGGTTAAATGAGACCTATCGCCGACTTCGTGAGTTTGACTTCAAGTACAGTCATGAGCATGGTTTCCCTGAGTCTGTCAAGCTGACAACAGTTAAGCCTAGCGGTACTTTGTCGTTGCTTCCGGGAGTTACTTCAGGATGTCATCCAGCATATTCACAATACATGATTCGTCGTATTCGCATCGCTGCAGACCATGCGTTAGTGCAAGTATGTCGTGAGCATGGCTATCCAGTAGAGTATCAGCGTAACTTTGATGGTTCAGAGGATCACAGCACAATGGTTGTTAGCTTTCCATTCTGCTATCCTGAAGGTACAAAGATTGCTGCTGAGATGACCGCTATCGATCAGTTGGAAGTAGTGAAGTGGTTACAGGCTAACTGGTCAGATAACAGCGTATCCTGCACTGTGTACTATCGCAAGGAAGAATTGCCTGAGATTCAGAAGTATTTAGCGAAGAACTACAAGAACAATCACAAGTCCTTGTCATTCTTGCTACACAATGAGCATGGCTTTCACCAAGCACCTTTGGAGGAGATTACTAAAGAAGCGTATGATGCTTTGGTAGCTTCGACACAACTGATTACACACGTTGATGAAGCCTTGTTTGATGGTGGCGACGAATGTGCCAGCGGAGCTTGTCCAGTCAAA